GGCTTCTTCAACAACTGGTTCTGGTTCTGCAGCGACTTCTTCAACAACTGGTTCTGGTTCTGCAGCGACTTCTTCAACAACTGGTTCTGGTTCTGGAGCGACTTCTTCGACAACTGGTTCAGCAACGACTTCTTCAACAACTGGTTCTGGAACAACTTCTTCAGCAACTGGTTCTGGAACAACTTCTTCAACAACTGGCTCAGGAGCGGCTTCTTCAACAACTGGTTCAGAAACAACCTCTTCAGCAACTGGTTCAGCAGCAGCTTCTTCGACAACTGGTTCTGGAACGACTTCTTCGACAACTGGTTCTGGAACGACTTCTTCGACAACTGGTTCTGGAACGACTTCTTCGACAACTGGTTCTGGTTCAGAAACAACCTCTTCAGCAACTGGTTCAGCAACAACTTCTTCAACAACTGGTTCAGGAGCGACTTCTTCAGCAACTGGTTCAGCAGCAGCTTCTTCGACAAGTGGTTCAGAAACAACCTCTTCAGCAACTGGTTCTGGTTCAGAAACAACCTCTTCAGCAACTGGTTCAGCAGCAGCTTCTTCGACAACTGGTACTGGTTCTGAAACAGCTTCTTCGACAACTGGTTCTTCTGCAATTTCTTCAATAACAATATTTATGTCATTCTCAGTTAAAACATCCATATTCTGATTTTCGTCAGACATTATATATATAATAAATAAAAAAACATATATATAATTGCCCTAAATAACAAATATCAAACATTACATATATTTTTCCAAAATACATGAAGGTATTAGATTATTTTTTATATTTTCTAACTTTTTAAAGCATTTATTTATTGTAACTTCACTTACACCACAAATTACTTTAATATCTAATTTATTTATATTCATATTACAATTTTGTGCTATAAAATATACAATTCCTGCTGCAATTGAATGTGGTGTATTATCATTAATAATATTATTATCTTCTACTTTTTTTGCGATAAACTTTGAAAGCATTGTAAGTTCATTATTCATATTTAATTTACTACAATATCTTTCTATAAATGCAGATGGTTTAGTAGAACATAGTTCTGTCTGACGTGATGGTTCAAAATTACGCTCTATGTTATGTAAAATATTAACAGCCATAGAACAACCATTTGTAGCACTTGTTTTGTCTAATTTAAATATCTCAGCGATTTCGTGTGCAGTTCTTGGACAACCATTTAACCTACAAGAAATATAAATAGATGCTGACTTAATTCCATCACGATTCATTCCCCTAAACATTTTCTGTTCTGATATATCTTTATGTATCACCATTGCATCATCTATAAATATTTTAGGTATTCCTGCATTTTGTGCCATAATAGTTATAAATTGGAATTCGTCATATAATGATTTTTCTTTATGTGGCATCGATTGCCATTCCGTCCATTTACGAATCTTGCGCATTTCATAACTTGATTTAGTTGAACATAATACCTTGCAACCAAATGATGATTCTACTAAAAGAGGATTGATCGGATTACCACATCTTGTAGGATCATTTGTATTTTTGTCATCAGCTCCATAAAATCTCCATTCAGGTGAATAGTCTAACGTATTCTTATAAATAATACCACATGAATTATTAGAACAAATCGGAAACCCTTCTTCTGATATAATTAATATTCCATCACAAAATCCACACATACCTGATTCTTTTATTTGATTTACTGATTTTTCATATAAACATTCCATTTTGGAAGTCGATTCAACTATACCATTAACATCTACATCAAATGCTTCCCATAATTTTGATTTATCGACTTCAGATAAATTTGTTTTTTTTTTCTGTGTTTTTTGTTTTAAATTTTTATTTTTTTGGTATGATGTTATATCTTCTTTGATTACATCATTTTCAATAATAGAAGCGCTTTCTAAACTTTTACCTTGTATGTTCTTTTTTTTTACACGTATCGTTAATGTAGTAGTATTTGTATTGTCCATTAAATTATATCTATTTAACAAATTAAAATTATATAAATAAACGCAATCAATTTTTATATGTATATATAATATAACATATGGCAGCTTTATTAACAAAACTGGCAACAAACCCAGAAATGCAAAAAATAGCAAGTAATGCTGCTGGAAATATTGTATCTAGTGTAGCTGATGCAAGTAAAACACAAGGTACTGTTGCGGAAATACCTGCAGCTAACGAAATATCAGCAGCTACAATATCTGCAAAAAGTGATGATATTTTTATACAAATCGGAGAAAAATTATGCTCATCTATGCAAGAAATTGTTGAAAACAAACAATATATGATTATTGATAATATTAATAAAACAATTACAAAACATCTGGAAAGCGATGTTGTGAAACAAGTTATATTAAAAAAAATCGAAGAAGTATTAAATTCTATACCCAATAAAGAAGAATTAATTAAAAATGTGAATGAACGAATTAAAGAAACCGTAAATTCAGAAATTGAAAAAACTTTTACAAATCCGGATACATTTGAAAAAATAAAGGACAGATTAAAAACTATAACAGATACAAAGACATCTGAAACAAATAATCCTCAAATTACCGGCGGAACAAGGAGAAATAAGTCTTATAAAAAAAAACTAAATAAGAGAAAAAAATCGTTAAAAAGAAAACAATAAAATCAAAATGCGTTCAATTAGATTTGTAGTGGTTCTCCTACAATTTTTATAGGATCTTTATTACGAATAATTCGACATAACCCACAATTATTACAAGTGTATATAATTACAGATGTTGTATCTAAAACATCCGCAGCATCTCCAAAGAAAAACTGGCCTACTCCTGAACGTACTTTGGATTTACCAAATGTACCTGTATTTTCTGTGTAATTATTTTGTCCGCAAACTTCACAATTGATTGGTTTACCTTGATAATTAAGCTGGATATTTGTATTTGAACTAAATATTTTACCACCTTTTGCTTTTCTGGTTCTATTAGAATGTTTTTTATTTACTTTTTTACTCGTCATTATATAATATATCGAGATTATAAATTATATATTATAGTTTGAAGCTTATTTTTTTCTCTAATTTCTCTAAAATATCTTGACCATATACTAAATTACCAGTTGGTTTATAATTTTTAATAGGCGTGTACTGTTTTTGACCACTGTTTGCAATTGTGTTTGATTGTGTAGTTTTATCTCTATCTCCAAACATGTGTGAATCTGGATCTGAATTATCTATTTCTTCTGTTGTTTTTTTTTCAACAATATTACCTTTTTCATCCAAAATAACGCCCAGTTTCTTTTTGATTTCATTACGCACATAAGATGGCACCCATGTATGCCATGATACAAACAGAGTATTTGGATGAACATATTTTACAAAAAAACCGTTCTTTTCTAATTGAGATACTAAATATCCTATACAATCACCTTTATCATAAATTGGTTCTCCTACAATATATTCAGGAACTAAAAACCAAATAAATGTATCGCCTTGTTTACTCCGGGCTGTATATTGAACACGTTTATGAACACGATTTAATATTTTATTAAATATAGAAAGTTGTTTTAAATCTCTGCGCTGACGCTTATCATATAATTCGTCTATGTTTATCTTACTACCCGATTCTTCTTCATGATCGAAAATAAATATGGATGACATTATAATTATTTTATTATATATACATAAAAATTATATAATAAAAACATTTATCTAACTAACACAATGAATGATCTACAAAATGAATTGGAGAACTGTGAAGAAAATCATACAAAAATAAAGAATTTGGTTATTTCTGGAGGAGGTCAAACTGGACTGACATTTTATGGTATATTGCGAGAATCGAATAAATATGGGTTATGGAGTATAGAAAACATCCATTCTATGTATGCTACATCAATCGGTTCATTTATATGTGTTCTTTTATGTTTGAAATATGATTGGGATACATTAGATAATTATTTTATAAAACGGCCTTGGGATAAAGTATTCAAATTCGATTTATATTCAATAATCAATGCATTTGAAAAAAAAGGTATTTTTGATATTAAATTATTTGAAGAAATGTTATCCCCTTTATTTTTGGGAATGGATATTCGATTATCGATAACAATGCAAGAATTTTATGATATTACAAATATCGATTTACATATTTACGCTACAGAATTAAATAAATTTGAAATTGTCGATATATCACATACAACACACCCAGAATGGCGAGTAATTGATGCAGTCTATGCATCTTCTACATTACCCATTGTATTTTCTCCATTCATTAATGGAGAACATTGTTATATAGATGGTGGTGTTTTATTGGATTATCCAATCAAAAAATGTTTAAATAATGGAGCAAGTCCAGACGAAATATTGGGTATCTTTAAAGAAAATCCTATAGACAATTATACGATGGTTAATGAAAAATCGAATTTTTTTGATTATTTGATAATAATTTTTAAAAATATTATGACCAAAATGTTGAATTTATATAATACTACAGACTACAATAAAAATGATATTAAAATTAAACATGAAATCGCAGTTTTAGACAATTTTGTATCATTAGATCAAATGCTAAATGCGGCGTCTTCTTCAGAAGAACGTCAACGATTAATACAGTTTGGCGTAGAAATATTCAACAAACATATTATAACCCAAACATAGCAAATGGACCTTTACTTAGAGGAGTTCTTACTTTACGTGTTTTACTTAACTTAATCCATTTATCGCGAACACATTTAAAACTATTATTTCGCATATAACCGTATTTACAAGGATTCACACAACGTCGGGTAAATGGATTTAATTCTTTACCCGGAGGACATATTTTATTTGGTTTATTCGATACATTATTTATTGGTGTAATATTCAGTGTATCAAGAATACGATTAACCTTTTGTTTTTTAATGTTATTATCTATAACATTGAATATACTATTTGGTTTATTCGATACGTTATTTATTGGTATTATTGGATTATCATTAACAAGTTCATGGTTTTCAAAATGTTTATTGTATTTTAATAAAATACCATTTTCAAATAAAATTGTTTCAAAATTATTTAAAACTCGATTTGGCATATAACGTTCAAATACATTTGGATTAACCATATTATAAAATAATATTCTCAACTCGTTATATAATTTTGATCCAATTAAATGTCTTGTTTTATTCAATACATACATAAATGCTATACCGGTTCCATATACATCAATTGTACGCATAACTCGTTCTAGAAATTCATCATAATTATCTTCACGTATAGAATTTATTAAATTGCAATAATCTACACATATATCATTCCAAACTAATAATTTGTTATTAGTCGTTGTTACATAACGTAAAAATGTTTTAATATCGTCATTATCTAAAGATAAAAAATTTAAACAATGTGATTTTTCATAATCACTTAATTGTGCGTATTTCAAATAACCATTTTTATTAATAAACTCCATTTCTAATGGGAATGACCAATGTGATCTACCTAACCCATAAATAGATACATTGGATTCGTTTTGAATTATATCCATAGTAGTCATTAATCCAAAGTCTATAAAATTAGTTCTATTAGTATCTTCATTATAAACAATATTCTGAGGTTTTAAATCGTGATGAACGATACCGTTATCATTAAAAATCGTTAAACCCAATAAGATTCTCTGTGCTTCTATCCAGAATTTCTCTATTTTTTCAATATTTTCAGGAGTGTTTAAAAGATATCGCATTTTGTTCGCATAATCCTCTAAATTATTACCACCATCATTAATAATAAGTAGATTATAATCTTTTATTGAATTTGATTTAAACTTTTCGCACATATTAATCGCCTGTTTTGCTGAATCATCGTCATCCGGAACACATAATACTGGTTTTCCTAAATAAAATTGTTTCGATTTATCAACTTCTTGCATTTTTGCATATTCTTGCATCTCAGTTCTCGAATGTTTTTTTGTCATTATTTTTGATACTTTATTTGTGTAATCTACCTTTTTATTTTTACATCTCAAACTAGGTTTATGAACGCATCCGTACGAACCTTCTCCAATTTTTGTAGCCATTGCTTAATAATATAATAGTATATTTTATTAGTATATTATTTATTCTGACATTCATATAATACTTACGCTAATATTGTCTCTACAAACTTTTCCAATGATGATTTGCTTATCTTTGCATCAAAATCAACCATCTCTCCATCGCTTAATGACATTTTTAAGGTAGGATATGAGTCTATTCCATATTGATCAATATAAGTTTGTACTTTTGCCTTTTCGGCAGGGTTTTTATCATTACTATCTTCAGTGCAATCTATGTCATGACATACTACTTTATAATCATTAATATATTTGCCGTCATATTCGTCTGAAAAACTCTTCCATTCTGGGATAGCTTTTCTGCAATGAGGACACCAATCTACATGAAAAAAGTATATATCAGCAGTTTTATTACGCGAATTATTTGCTACATCTTTAAATACATTTTCAGATGTTTTAGAAGCAGCAAATTGTTTATATGCATAAATTGAAGCAGCAATAAATATGACAATTATTACAAATATTAGAATATAATTACTATATGGACGAATATACTTTAGGATTAAATTAACTACGTTTAACATTTATTTGTATATATTGATTATATATTAAAATATTAATATAAACTAATTCATTCGTTAATAATATAAAAATCAGTATTTATAAATTTATCATTATTATATAAAACTATATTCGTTTATACTCTTTATCAATATGAGAAAAACAGTTAAGAGAAATTCAAAAAAACATAACATTACTATAAAAAAACCATACAGTGAAACTGATTATCAAAGCAATGACGGAATGCTTACTAGTGTATGGGGTCCAAGTGCATGGCATTTACTTCATACTATGAGTTTTAATTATCCAGTTAAACCGTCTAAAGAAGATAAAACACATTATCGCAATTTTATATTAAGTTTAAAATGGACTTTGCCGTGCGGTAAATGTAGGAAAAATCTATTAAAGAATTTCAAAAAATTACCACTTGAAATGAAACATATGCAATCGAGAGCAACGTTCTCCAAATATGTATATGATTTGCACGAATTAATTAATACAATGTTAAATAAAAAATCGGGATTAACATATGATATGGTTCGTGAACGATATGAACATTTTAGGTCTAGATGTACCAAATCAATTCAAGAAATGGAAGATATACTAAGACAACACAAGATTAATACTGTACAAGAGACCGAGAAGGGTTGTGTAGAGCCATTATATGGAGAAAAATCAAAATGTATTTTGAAAATAATACCACAATCTGAAAAATGTGATACATTTCAAATCGATAACAAATGCATTAAACGTAAGCTATAGTATGTATGATAATATTTACAAACAGTATACTATTATCATATCTCGATTTATTCGATAGATTATGGAATTGTAACATACGATAAACTATTAACGTGTAAACCTGCTAAAATGGATGGTTTAACACCAGTATCTTTAGTACAATTTAAACAAAAACTAATATCATCTGATACTAAATCGAATTTATCGTTAATTTGATGTAGATTTAATCTAAAAAATGGATACTGCATTCTCTCAAATATACTACGATGAATACGAACAAACCCAAATTCAACATAATCTACCTCTATTAGACTATTCGGATCGTTTTTTTCTACGTTAGCTAAATCTTCATATGATATTACCGGCATACTGCCATTTTCTCTATGAAACTCTTCATCCCATTTACCAGCGACTACTATTTTAGTACCATTATCACTATTCGATGACTTCCAACCGCATACAAAAGGATGCTCTGTCTTAGATAATAATTCTAAATGATCTTCTGTAAAAACTATGTCCTTGTCTACAATAATATAATAATCGATTTCTTTTGATGGAACTGGATTGTTTATTCCGTGTCCAAGAGTAGAAAGAATATTTTTAATAATACATGTATTATTATTACCAACACTTGTAAGAATTACACTTTCATTCTTATCACACCATGATTTTAAATTTAAAATTTGCGGGATTATTGTAGAATTAACAGTTTCTCCGAGTGGTAATAAAAATACGTTTTTAACCATTTTACTAAGTAATCGTAATACGAGTTTAATTTTTAAATTACTTTTTCATATAGTATTTATATTGTCTTTAGCGTAAATTATACGAATAATATGAAACGAAAATATAAACAACATATATATAGATTAAATGTCTCTCTTTCAAAATATGGATAGTTCCAACAATATATTAGCATATCCAGAAAATAAAGTAGAAAAAGTTAAAATTCCATTTTGGGGAACGAATCCAAATGTATTATTTCAAAATGAATATATTTTAGAATTCTTTCCAATAGAAGATATGACTTATGAACAAAAATTAAATGCTTTAACTAGAAGTATTATAGTTTTAACGATAATAGGGTTTGTATTATCACATAGTTTTCGTTTAGTTTTTATTTCAGCCATTACAATATTAGCCATATTTTTACTTCATTATTATCAACAACGTGAAAGTGATAAAGATAACAAAATTATAGAAGAACATTTCGAGAACCAAGGAGATGAAGTAATTACGAAATATGGTATTTCAAAGGAAAATGTGTTTGATAAACCATCTTCAATAAATCCTTTTAGTAATGTTTTAATTACAGACTATGAATACAATCCTAATAAAAAACCAGCTCCACCATCATTTAATCAAAACATTAATAAAAGTATTTTAGAAGAAGCCAAACAATTAGTAAGTGAATTGAATCCTGATCAACCAGATATTTCTGATAAACTTTTCAAAGATTTAGGAGAACAATTTGTATTTGAACAATCACTTCGCCAATTTACATCCAACCCTAGTACCGTAATTCCAAATGATCAAACTGGTTTTGCGGAATTTGCATACGGTTCAATGGTATCTTGTAAAGAAGGTAATCTATTTGCGTGCGCCAGAAATCTAGATAGATACAACAAATATTAAAAACATTATCTAATAATTTCAAATTAAATATATTTAACTTGAAATTATGTATTCTACTATATTATATACTATGAGTAATACAAGTGATTATTTTTTTAATAATATGGGAAGAATTGGTTCCGACTCGGTTGATAATACACAGAGAAATATTACAAACACTCGATATGCAAATTACATGTTGAATGATCATTACAATGGACTTCTATCAAATTCTCATGTTGAATTTGCTACTTTAGCACCTTCCATTAATTTTAGAGGAACTGGTGGCGGAAGTGGTTTGCCTGGAAGTGTAGTCGATTTTGATTCTCTTTTATTACTTAAACCAGAACAACAACGCGAATTTGAAAAATTACAATTACATCAACGTCCGTTTGCAACTGTTCCTTATTTAGGAAGAGGTTCAAGTAATCCGGTATTAGAATCTCAACTACAACAAGGTGAAACCGTTCGCGATATGAAAAGTGCCTCTACTATTATGGATAAGAGTTTCGTCGAATATAGTAATTATCCATTAATGGATAGTGTTAAAGACCGCGTTACTAATCCAAACTATTCTGTAGAAGAAGCTGCATTAGACGGTTGGGTTCGCGGTGGATTACCATCTCGCGAAGTCGCAAATGATACTACTTATTATAAAAAATAATTTGGCAAATATTTTTAACAAATATTTTGAATAACTTATATAAATATTGTATTGTATTTCATACTATACCATGCAATACAATATAGATCATAAAATTCATTATACAAACAATTTTGAATATCGCAAATGTCTGCGTGAAGTATTCAATATGGATACTGAAAGAAGCCAACCAGATTGGAGTAAAATGAATGAAGATTTAGACGAAGAGACAAAAGATGAATTTATGTATGATCCTGATGCTATGGTTGAAGGATTAGATACTATTTATGAGAAAACCAAAGATAATCCATTGTTTAAAGAATTATACGAAATCGCTGCATCAAAAATGATTTCAGTGGATCCAAATATAGGATTAGCTGTTATTTTTTCTTATGATTATTTTCATTTGTTTCATTTATGTTTAGCTGATTTTTTTAAAAATCCTGATTCTTTCACTCGTGAAAACATAAATTTTGTAAATATGAGAAATAAAATATATTAGGTTGGTATTATATTATATTTATATTATATACATAATATAATAAGTACATAATAAATGGCATCTACACGTAATAAAAATACAAATGGTAATTTTGAATTAGAAAATCGCGCAAATCTAGGACAAATGTTCTACAATATCGATCAAGGATGCGGGATACCATACAAATCTTATTTTGCGGATCAATTACATACAAGAGGTGATTTCTTATTATTAAATCGCGATAATGATATACATTCATCCTATGTTCAATACCACGGATACTGCATTCCTTATAAATCATTTCATCCCGGAGATGGATTATTGGGTGCAAAAACTTCGAGAGAAGTTATGGCATTTAATGCGTGTGATATTGAATCTAAATTATTTGGAATTGGTAGCACCAATTTAGTTAAACCTTTACCTGAAATTCAACCTAAATTTAAGGATGTTGATGCTAATTTGAGAGAACTCCAAAGTTTATCTATAATAGACCGTGTAGAATTAGTTATGCCTCAACCATTAAATGTATCGAATACAGAAAGGTATATGTTTTAACCATCATTCGCGATTTTTTCTTGAAAATCGATTCAAATTCTCTTTTATTTTGTTTTTAAATGTATTATTTTTTATGTGTTTGCGATTTCTGTTTAATATTTCTGTTTTTAACACATACATATTTTCAATTATTGGTTCTTGTAATGTATTATTAGTATTCATTTCATTATTTGATATATCATTTGTTATTTTATTTATAGTAGTTTCTTTTGGTTCATTAATGTAAAATTTTTCAAAAATAGAACCTAAATTACATTCTTCTAAATTACCTTTTTCTGGTAATTCATTGCAATCTTCAAATTGAAGATTCGCCAATTCATTTCGTAATTTATATTTTCCATCTTCAAGTAATTTCATAGGGATACGTATGCATGCTATAACATAACGTTCGTTATGTGATTCAGTCATATTCAATTATATTATTGAATACGACAATATTATTATGGGTTTAACGATTATGAATTTCATTTTATTGTGTATCTATTTTCGGTATTAATTTTATTGGCATTTTTTTTACAATGTCCAGATATTCTTTTTTAAATTTGAGTGAACCATCCATTACCGTACTATCATCATCATCATCATTATTTAAAAAATTCATTATTTCTGTTTTCTCACGTTCATTAAAACTTTTATCTTTAAAAAAATCTTCACTTATTTTTATATAAAGTTGAAAATGCTCATCAATTAAATCATCAAGTATTCCGTAAAATGGCAACGAATTATTAAAATATGTTTTAATATCAACTTCTTTGTCTATAGAATTGTAATTTATATTTGACATATAATCATCATCTATATTAAATATGGCATTTAATTTATTTTGAATATTATTATCATTCATATCACAAAATAATTGTAGTGGAAAAATAATCCATTCTTTATCTTCTATTGTTATTAACTCATAATTATTTACAAATAGATCAACTACTTTTTTTTCTGCTATATTAACCCAATAAAATATACCGGTATTTAATAAAATATTCATCGGTTCAATATATTTAATATGTATTGATGTAAAGTCGGCATTAATATCATTACGGGTTTTATTATTATAAATCAATTTTATTCTTCCTATAGTATAATCATTTTTTGTGAGTTTTTTAAAAATAATATAATCATTGAGTTTGTAATTAAATGTAAATTTTTTATATTCAACGTCAACATTTTCTATTTTTTTCGAAATACCCTCTATATTTTGATATACTAATTCCTTTTCTGTTATTATTCTATTAATTTTCTTATAAATATTATCTATCGGTATATTTTTTGTTGTATTCAGTTGTGGGACAGGTGCATTCTTTTGTATATTTTCTAAGGTATCATTTAACTTTACAAATAACTTCTGTATTTTGATATATATGTTTTCGAATGTTGTTTTAACATCATCGTTTATCTCATTTATATCAAGATTGTCAATTTCATTGTTTGTTTGATCTATTATTTTTTTTATGTTTTTAATGTTTTTAATCTCATTGTTCGCTAATTTAAGCTTTTCATACTCTTTTAATTCTTTTTTAAATTCAATTAATTTATCAACAACGTTTTTTTTAAAATCCATTTATAATAATAGTATAAAATATATTATATTATTATATTTTTTAACTTCTTCTATCCTAATTAAATTTAACAATAATTTTAACTGTTTCTTTCTTAATACACTTACATGCAGATATCGATAATTCTTCGCGTTTTTTCCTAGTTTTTAAATTATCGTCTAAAGATACTTTGCGTTTTGAAGTTGTATTTCGTGCATTCATATCACTTTCTATGATATCATAGTTGCCTTCAATAAAATCTAAGATCTTGTTCTCAATCGCCCATTTGAAAAAATTCAATTGTCCAATGGTTGTCTCCATATAATTTTCATCGTCATATGGAACGGTAATTCTTTCCCATCTGCAGAATGGGTCAAAATTACGTTTACTATATGCCTTAAGCTTTAATTTATAACTATTGTATACTTTGAATCTTATTGGTTCGGTATTTTCGTCTTTAATTTCATATACAGTAAAGAATTTTTTGGCAAAATTAGTAACAAACCAATCTACAATACGAAGTGATATTTTAGATTCGCCGTTAATTATACAGGTCATTCGCTTCAAATATTCGCGATTTTCATAAAATTTCATCAAATTTTTTAATAATAACTCGTTTTGAGTATAACAATGATTATTTGCCGATAAAGACATAGAATATAGATGATGTAGGTAGTAATCATTTTTTATATTCTTTTATTCGAATTTTTGTTTTTTGCGGTTTTTCTTATTTATATCATATTATTTATATCATATTATTTATATCATATTATGTAATTATAGATTCATCCTGATATTTTCCCTTTATTTTTTCGTTGAAAATTTTGATTTGCTCGTCTATATCATATTCTGTAGGCAATACCATTTTTAAACTTTTTCTTATTTCTCCACTACGGTTGTCATAACATAATTGTTCTTTGTTTCTGGAAAAGACAATAGATACATATTTTGGTAATTCTCGTTGGTTTTTTTCCGGATATATATCGTTTTCCAAATCATCCACAACTTTGTTGGCTTGTCGCAACTTTTCCATTATCGATACTTTTTCAGATTTTGTCGTTTCCCATATTTTCTCCAATTTTGGATGACCTTCTACGCGAAAATATTCTCTGCTCAATTTTTTTTCTTTATTATATACATTGTGATAATATACAACATATTTACGCAACATCGATTGTTCAATGCCTTCAGGTAATGGTCTTGCGTTTTTTTGACGCCCTCGTTTAGTTCCTGGCATAATGCCGGTTGAATTTTGTTCTTGTTCGGTTCGTGTAGCAGTTCGTAAGTTTCCATACGTATTATTCAATGGATTTCTATCAATATGGTCAACACTAATATCCGCAGTTCCTTTTCCATAACCATAGCAACCCGTTATTATTTGATGCATATATAATACATCACCTTTACATTTCGGTATATGAGTAGCAATATATCCGTTTTTTTGTAAAAAAAATGTAACCTTTTCATTTATTTGGTTTTCAAAATCCAAAATTTCTTTGTACGATTTTTCGCATAATTTTATAATTGTATCTTTTTCGCAATACATTAATATGATATTTATTCCATTTTCTTGTACAACCCACAACGGATTTTTCATTTGGTTTGCAGAAATGCCGCGATTTTTTAAATGTCCAGGTATATATTTAATTATTTTATAAGATTTTGCGATTTCGCGATGATATTTATGATATATTTCAATATTACATTTTCGTAAATCATACTTGTTGTTGTTGATAAATATATAAGTTACACTTTCCATATCAAATTTATACAAAAATTCTATCAAAAAATATTTTTTATAATTTTCACCGAAACTTGGATAATCATCCTCATTATTATTTAATGTAAAATTTTTTTTGAAATTTAATATTTTCATAAGATCATCGCAATCTACGTATATATGTTTATCATTATATGATAATACAGCACAATTAAACTCATAATTAAATGAATAAATTACTGGACAATTAGAAGCATCTGACATAATATATGTTATATTTATTTATAACATTTATTCTTTATATTATTTTATCCCATTTATAATAAATCTAATTAAATTAATTACTATATGCGACGCCTGCCATACCCGACATGACTCTCAATACGTTGTAATTAACGGCATAGACACGGACCTTGGCAGTGGCAGTACCGGCAACAGTTCCTGATGAAAGAACAAGTTGAAGAACAGCGTTATCAATTCTGGAGAAGTTGCATGTTCCAGATGGTTGGTGCTCTTCTGGGCGAAGGGCGAATGAGTATACGTTGATACCTGTATCTGGGGCACGGGTGTGGTGTTGGTATGGTTGGACAACGTCGAAGTATGAACCTTCACGCTCAGAGAATCTGTCTTGGCCGTTAAGTTGAAGCTTAGCGGTAACAACTGGGTTCTCACCCCAACAGTGCATGTCAAGGGCAGTCTCAGCAAGAACGAATGTTCCGGCATCAGAGACAGATGAACCAGTATTGGTAGTATCAGTGAAAGGTGCCATTTTTACACTGTTTGATGTCCATTGAACACCAGTGGCACTGGCAGAAGCGGTATCAATAGCACCAGCCATTTGGAAAAGACCAGATGCGTTGATGAAAGCAGTTGAACCTGCAGTTTCAAGTGGGCCACCGAAGGCATGGATAGCATTTGGAAGAGCATCAATGGCATCAGTGTAGTTGAATGGTTGAGCACCTAGAGTCTTGTAAAGAGTGGTGTTTGATGTTAAAGATGAGCAGTAATCGACGTTGGCATCAGGTTGAACAACCCAGATTAACTCCTTGCAAGGATGGTTGAAGTTAAGCTTGATCTTGTTGGATGATGAACCGACTGATTCATCACCAGTGAATTGAAGTTGTTCGAATAAGTATTCGTGTGGGTTTTGTGCCATCTTTCTACGTTCATCAGTATCAAGGAAGATATAGTCAACGTAAAGGGAAGCAGCGACAAGGGATTGTTGGTATGGTTGAACGGATGAAACGTTTGAACCATCAGTTGAGACAAGTGATTTAACAGCCCATAGACATTCACCAATTGGTCTAAGATCAAGGTTGATCTTAACTTCGTGGTATTGAAGAGCAATTAATGGAAGGGCAAGACCTGGGTTTCTGCAGAACCAGAAAAGAAGAGGAATGTAAAGTGTGGTTTCTGGAAGAGCCTTGCGAGGAGCACAGACTTGAGCTGGGGATCCAGCAGAAGCAGCGGCACAAGGACCGTTGATATCAGCGAAGGTTGGGTCAGTGATGTAGGTAAGTTGAGTGGTGTTACCAATCATCTTGTAATAACCTCTTTGTTGTTCACTTGTTAAAGTAACTTGGTTCCAGATGTGCATCCAATCACCATATTGACGGTCAATTCTTTGACCACCAATTTCGACTTCAACTTGGGCGACAAGTTGTTCGCCGATGAAATCCATCCAACGAGCATATACACCTTCAGATGAACCAGCAGCAGCCATAGATTGGTTGATTTCTGGAAGAGTAACTTGTAAGTAGGTTCTGTATGCAAGATCACCATTTCTGGAGATAGTACAGGTAACTCTACGACCGAAATCGGCTTGGCCTGAGAAAGTTTGCTCAATTGATTCCATGGCAAAGTTTGTGTGTCTGCGGTATGAGACCTTCCAGAAGGTGATCTCAGGAGTACCAGTAAGGAAAACGTCTTGTGCGCCGTAGGCGACTAATTGCATTAGAGCTCCACCCATTTTGTATATATAGTATAGCTAAAGAAAAAAATTTCAAAAATAACACAATTAATTAATTTATTTTTATATTTTTATTAATATAAATATAAAACGTCTACATTCCATAATAAGGAATATCATAAACCGAAATATCAATGTATTATAAATGTATTATAAACCCATATTCTTTTCAATGAATTTCTCTAAATAATCCGCCATGAAAACTTCGCGCCTACCTTCATGTTTTTTTGTAAAAATATATTGGTCTTCTATTTTTTTAACAGTCCAACCATTCTCTAAAGCACTCATTATAAATTTCATTTTTTGTTGTATTGCCGAATCTATTTTTATTATATTTACTTTTTCCATTATCCCCTAAATGAAATCTATATAGAATTCAACCAATATAAAATACAAAAAATAACACTAAAAGTATTTTTAACTCAAAATATATATAGAAATTATTACATACAAAACATATAACTGAATACTACTAAACTTAATACAATGAATCGGAAAAATGACCCATCTATCCATACAATTGACAAAAAACACAGTCAATTAATGGAGCAATTTGACCACAATGAAACTGTAATAATACCAAAATTGCTCGAAGAAAAGGTTAATCTTAAAAAGAAAGCAAAAACTCTTACAAATGCAAAAATCGAAGAATATATGGAATTACATGATAAAATCAATGCAATTAATGCTGAAATTAAAGTTCTCAAAACGAATAAAAAAAAATATCTGTTAGAAAATTCGAAGCATATTTTTAACTATTTTGAAGCTAAAAAGAATATATCCAGTGGAGATACAAAAAATGTGAATGTTCTCAATTCGTTCTTTAAAATTAAAGAAAAAAATGAAGAAGACGATAAAATCGATAAAACTGATATTTCTAAGCAGTCTATTATAAATTACTGGAAAAACGTTAATAATGAAATTACCAATATACACGATTTTGTAATTCCAACGGATATTTGTGTATTTTGTTCAACCGGTGAAATGATACCACAAGACGAAGAAGGTATCATGTTATGTAATAATCCCAAATGTAGCAAATTCATAAATTATATTATGGATAGTTCGAAACCATCGAATAAAGAACCACCAAATGAAGTATCCTACACTGCTTATATACGATTAAACCATTTTAAAGAAATTTTATCTCAATTTCAAGCAAAAGAAACAACCCAAATTCCTGAAAATGTAATCAATGATATTCGTAATCGTATCAAAAAAGAACGCATACAAAACTTAGCGGAAGAATTGAATTATGATAAAATGCGAGATATATTGCGCAAATTAGGATACAATAAATACTTTGAACATATTCAATATATTAATTCTATTTTCGGTATTCGTCCTCCAATTATGAGCGAAGAATTACACGAAACGTTATGTATATTGTTCATTGAAATTCAAAAACCGTGGGCAATTCATTGTCCTGCAAATCGTACCAATTTTTTTAATTATACTTATACATTATATCAATTATGTGTGTTATTAGACCAAACACAATATTTGCCGTATATTCCACTAATGAAAGACCGCGAAAAACAAATCGAACAAGACCATATCTGGGCTAAAGTCTGCAAAGATTTAGATTGGGAATATCATCCTACAGTTTAGTTCTTTTCAATCATTTTCAATCAAATTATTCCAAATAATATTACAAGATGTTATAATATTATTTTTTATGTTTGGCTCTAAATCTATAAAATTATAGACCTCTTGGGAAACCAACTAGGTTGGCGCCAATACCGAAACCTGCACCACCGCGGGCAGATGAAGCCATGGTTGGCACGAAAACGTCAAGAACTGCAAAAGTGGCACATGCCATTAAAGCAATAATTACTACTTCCTCAACGTTAAGGGATTTTTTTGGAATAGCATAAGCAGCGATAGCTACCATTATACCTTCAACTAAGTACTTGATAACTCTCTTGATAAGTTCACCTAAATCCATTGTATATATATTATAGTATAACAAAAAAAAATTTGCTAAATATAAATTATTTAATAAATATATTCATTCTAAAACACTTAAATAGTATTTTTTTATACATGTATAATATCATTTGAAATGTCTAGTTTTGAAAGAAAAATATTAGAGAACGGAGAACTTAATCCTAAATATATTGATCTGTGCGATGAAGATTCACCTATCGCTGGTCAAAAATTTGCATGTATGTCTTTTATTTCTCCTGAAAAAATATTAAAAAAACGTGAGCTATTTATGTTTGAAGAATTCTTAAAACAATGGGATTTCAATAAATCAATGGGTAAAACATTAGATTTTTTACACTTTTTATCTTACAAATATAACCTAAAGGTTGATGATATTGTATCCGATTTTAATGAATTTGTTAAAGAAGAAGAAGCTAAATTACGCGAAACAACATTAGATGATGATTTCAAAACATTCATGGATAAAAATGAAGATAAATTAGCAGAACAATTCAATCGTTCCCATGCATTTCAAACATCGGTTCGTGGCTTGAAATTACGCGGTGTATATAATACACAAGAAGAGGCTGAAATGAGATGTAAGAAAATTCGTGAAGTGGATCCGAATCACGATATTTTTGTAGGCCCTCTTGGTATGTGGATTCCTTGGGATCCAGATGCTTACAAAACCGGTCGCATTGAATTCATGGAAGAAGAATTGAACCAACTCCACAGTGAAAAACTCAAGAACGAGGCTAAAGCGAAAGAAGAATTCGAACGTCGTATTAAAGAGACAAAACAAAAGGCTATCAAAGAAAACATCGAACTTGCAAAGAAGAGTGGTAATAAATTAACTCAATCATTGAATGAAGAAGGTAATCTTATTGGTGTTAAAGAAACTATTAATTTCAATGATCGTGAAGTCGCTGATAGTGCCAGTGTTAATATGCGCAATGAACTTTTACGCGATAACTTGAAGAAAGCTTAATTATATGTAATATTTTTTTTTCTTTGTTCGTTTTTTTATGTATTCCTTTCATTTTGCTTATCGTTAGATGCCTTTATGTTATGTTATCTTATGTTATGTAATATATATATATATATATATATATATATGACGAATAAAAAAACTAAAAGAAATTTACTACAAAAACGAGGAGGTAAAACTAAAAGAAATTTACTACAAAAACGAGGAGGTAAAACTAAAAGAAATTTACTACAAAAACGAGGAGGTAAAACTAAAAGAAATTTAGTACAAAAAAAAAGAGGTGGCGAAACCGAATATACAGAAGAAGAAAAACTTTATCTAGAACAAGAACTATTAAAAAGAGTAGCTTCAGGTGATGTAGAAGATGTTAAAGAATTTCTGAAAGACCATGAAGAATTACTTAGAAAAAATCCAAATCTGAAGAGGGATTATTTAAACATTGGATTAGAGACTATACAGGGCGACAACGTAGAAATGGCAGAATTCTTATTAGACCAAGGTGCAGATATCAACTCACAAATGTATGACTTTACACCCTTATTTTATGCAGTTGTATCAAAAAAAGTAAATTTAACTAAATATTTATTAGAAAAAGGTGCGGATACTACAATTTTATATGTTAAAGAAGGAGACATTGCAGATACAAATATAACAGTTTTTATGAAAGAAACAATTGATGAGTTAAAAAACGAAAACGATCCTAGATCAGAGGAATTCGAAAAAATTTATTCTGATTTAATAAAAACATAAATAAACTAATTCGCTGGTTTCGTGTATCCGTTTTTATATTATATATAATTTTTTAATTCAAGTAAAAAATAGATACAAAAAAATAGATACGTATGAAGTAGCTGATAGTGCTAGTGTTAACATGCGCAATGAAATTTTACGTGATAACTTGAAGAAAGCTTAATTTATATGTAATATATATTCAAATAATAATATTACATATAACAAAACGATTATGATATATTATATTTTGTCTTGAATTCCAGTTAAAATTGATCTAAAATCGCCAAAATATTGAAATACTATACAAACAACCAATGACCGAAATTATTAGTAAGCTACCACACGATTTGAAGACTCATATAAAGGAGTATACGTTATCTTCAGACATTCGTCTGAAACTGTTCTATGACCGCAATCCTATAAATCACGCAAAATTAATAAAAATGCTTAGAGTGTTTTCATCGAAGCAGCTGGAAGAAATCAATTGGAAATATCTCTATTACAAAGTCTACAAAACATCACCTCCTGAACGGTATGGTGATGATGTTAATGATAATTTGGTACCATTTTTCGATATATTTCCGACTCCACCAACTAAAACAGGGATCCGCAATAATGGCAGTGTATATGAATGGGCACCATGCAAGTTATACTGTGAACCATTACACCGATTCCAATTACCTTATCATATAATTAGATCTGACTGTTATTTTGCAGCTCGAACTGAAGTTGGTCGAAAGCGTACACAATATAGACATATTATCGATGCATGGAAAGCCATTTCCGAAGGACATAATACAACAGATATTTCAGGATTTCCTGGAATTGATATGTATATTTACGATATGGCAGGATTTCCTGCACTTGATATGTATATTTACGATATGGAATTCGAACTAATCAAAGCTATATATGTATTGTCTAATTACATTTCAAAAAAACAAAAAGAAGCAAAAAAAACCACAAAAAAGTAATCTAACTTCCCTCTCCAATAAAAAATAGATACATGGTATCTATTTTTTATTTTTTGTATAGTATTTCGTAAGTGTATTATGGATTGCTACCTGAAAACAACCTGGACATAACAACCGATTCCATGTTATTTTCTATCTTAGTAAATAAACGCCTCAATAGCTCTTCATCGCGAAACCTGATAGTATATTCCTGCTGCATCTTATTTCGTCCAATACGACCCATTGATTGAATGATTTTCTGTTGGGTCATATGAGTCAAATCTTTGCCAATAAAACCATGACAAAACGAATAATTCGTTCCATAAATATAATCAGATGAAGCAATAATTACATATAATTTTTGTTCATATGCCAATCGTTTCATTATTTCGATATAAGTAGTATTAATATTTGTAGCAAATACACCAATACCCAACAACAATAGCATTTTCATATCATTATCTACATCCAATTCCATGATTTCACGCGTAATTTCGTTATCTATTCTTGGAATGAATGCATTCGGTGTTGGTTTTTCAGTCCATGCAGTTTGATGTTCGGTAGTATTTGGCACATATTTTCTATCTAAATTAACATTTTTTATTTGACTTCGCAACATTTCGATTTCTTGGACCATACGAGCAATGTCTTTGTTATTTTCTTCTAATCGATCATCTTTTTTAAATTTTTTATCTTTTTTACGTGTATCCTCTTCATTGGCGGATGATCCTCCGGATAAAGATGCCATTTTATCCTCCATCATTTGCTGCACTTTTGATAATTTTTGTTGAACTTCGTTATTTATATTGATTTTTTCTGTGATACTTTGCAATACAGTTATAGGAATTTTCGAATATTGAATATAGAATTTACCAATTTTTTCGACATCTTCTGCGATAAATATTGTAGGTCCATCCGTTAATGTATGTGCGTCATTGGTAGTAATTAAAATACCACCGGTAGCAGACGATATAGGTTTTTGTTGTACTGAATCCACACTTTGTGATTTTATTATAGAATCACATCGAGGAGGCTGAACTGGTTTTTCAACTTGAACACTCTGGGTTCTTCTTAGAATATTCGAAGAAGGTTTTGGACTATTATCTGGAAATTTAAGTGTTTGTGTTGTAATTAAATATTGATGGATTGATTGCCATTTTGATTTATCCAACCGTTTCAACGATTCTAAATAATACAACTTCAAAGAATTCATTGTTATATCCGATATACTTGTAAAATAAGAATCGATTTTGTAATCGTCATCAATCGCATTTATTTGTAATATATGTTCAATGTATCGAATAATTTCAGACAAATCAAAATATCTTAGCAACGTCTTATTATCATTACAGTGTTCTACACATTTGATTAGTTCATTATAATCAGAATACAATAAATGAGGCAAAACACAGCGTCCATCTTTATTCAAAACTGAAATTGTTTTCTTAAAATCACTACTATGAATAGAATGAATTTCTGCACCTTCAAATTTCTCGCGAAAATCCAAAATGGTATCTGCCATTTCGTTTTCATTCGGTAAAGTTGCACAAGATAATACCATTTTCGATATTTTATTTTCTACCCAATTTTGGTGTATTTTTGCGTGCAATTCGTGTTCCGGATAATCCATAGTTATGGTAGGTTCATCCCAATAAGTTATGATATTTGTTTCGTTATTAAATGCCAACATATAATGCATTGCAGTTAAATAAGATTGTACATCACAAATGATAATTTCTACTTTGTTTCCATTACTGTTATCAACTTTTCCAATACCTCCAGATCGTTTATTAACCGTATAATTTGCTGCTGCAAAATAGTGCAAACGAATATCAGAAGCGGTTTCGCAACCAAACGCAAACGCAATTTTCTTTTCCATACTAATCGCCGACTTTGCTAATGCTAATCCTACGTGTCGAGATACACATATAAAGATTACACGAAATTTTTCAGACAATCCAATAGGCGATAATGTTTTACCTGTTCCAGTAGGCGCAATATATAATACTAATTTGGGCGTTTCTGGTGTCTGCTTAAATATCGTGAATAATTCTTTTTGATGTGCAAACAAAGACATATCTTCGTATTTTAATAAGACCTTGTTCTTTTCAATGAATCCATATGCATGATGTATAATATTTGATAAAGTAGTCTGTTTGTTTGCATATTCTATGATAATATTACAGAATTGGAGTACATATTTGTTTATATTTGGAATAGTGCATTTTTTTAATTGAATAATTGTATATAATGACAAAGCATATTGTGTTGATTTTTCATACAATGATTTTAATATATTTTTACATAAGTCTAATAAAATAAACTCAAATATCATTGGACGATTTGAGTCTATATTCGAATTCATATTTTGAATTCGCATAATATCTACTTTTTTTGGTGGTTTTGCATTTTGTTTAATATCTGTAATGAATTTCGCTATACCAATCGTATTCATTCCATATATTTTCAACATTTCTTGAATTTCTTTGTCAAAATACTGTTTATACAAATATGACTCGTTTTCGGAATTGATATCGATTTTCACAATCTGAAATATAGACGAATTCACGTTGTATTTTATATTAACATCTTGAAACCCATCTCGAATGAGTTTCAAAACACGCTTTTCATCATCTGATACAGGAACCTCAGTGTTATTCCACTCGGTTTTCGTAAGTTTGGTTTGTTTTAAATCCATTGTTGGTTGATTCCTTGGTAGATTATAATAAAAACTGATTAAAGATATTATGTATAATATAATTAATTATTTAATTCAATTTTTATATTAACATGTTTAATTTTCTTATAAAACCTAGACAAATTACTAACACAGTTGGTTTTGAAGATATCAAATTTGCAATCGAAAATCCAACAAAACATATATTGATTAATACTCTTCCATTCAATGAACAAGACGTTTTGATAAAAACTTCGGTCGCTCCAGATACAGAGGAAACTGTTATCAATGCCCAATTAAATGATTATAATACACCCGATGTACCGATTATTATTTATGGCAAAAACGCGAATGATCTTTCGGTTGAAAAAAAATACAAACAATTATGTCGGTTAGGATTTAAAGATGTTTATATGTACCCGGGTGGATTATTTGAATGGTTGTTGCTGCAAGACATTTATGGGGCAGAAGAATTCCCAACCAAACAGAATGCGCTGATTAAACAAATGCCGGATATTTTGCGATATAAACCTTCGCGGGTATTGCGATGAAACTATTTTCTCAAGAAATTACTTAAAGAATAGTATAGATAAATATACGGGTACAAATAATTGCATGTATCACTTCTGGTAAATAAACCCAGTCTAGAAAATCGCGTATTGAAATGTGGTCTAGAAAACTGGTATTATAAAAAATATAAAACGGTCGCATAGTGTAGCGGTTAGCACCGAGGACTTTGAATCCTCTAACCTGGGTTCAAATTCCCAGTGCAACCTAAAAAAATTCCAAGTTATATGCACTTGGAATTTTTTATTGTATTGTATTGTGTTTGATAAAAATCTTATTTATTCATTGGAACCTATGTATAAATTCGAAAATAGAATTGATTTGTTCTTCTGAAATCAATCCATTTGCGTTGATATTTAATACAGGATAGTTTAAATCTGCCTGTTTTTTATCACCAATCCATTTTTCATGATACGCATGGCATTCTGTCAAGTATCCTAAGGTTATCGTTGATTCACCGTCGCGTGCTCTGATTTTCGTTCGTTCAAATGATACTTCGGGTTCTGCATTGATATAAATGACTCCCGACAATTGTTTCACTTCTGGTTGTTTTGTAATTTCATTGTAAAACATATTGTATATTTGGTAATCAGTATCTTCGATTACACCATCATCGTGCAACATTTTCGCAAATATTTCTTTATCTGCATCTAAAGATCGTTCGCACAATATAATTTCAACATCTGGGTTTTGTTGAATCGCTTCTCTTAGAATAGTTAGACGTGTGGAAAATGCCATAACTTGGAATGCGAATGCGTGTTTTTTTGGATTTTTATAAAATTTGGATAAAATCGTTTCGTTTTGGTTGTCTTTCACTGTTTCCCAAATATCGACGGGTTCGCGTAGAAACAATATTTTTTTTTGAGTTTGTTGATTCATGAATTCGGTTTTGAGACGATTTAAAATCGTTGTTTTTCCTGAGCCGATGTTGCCTTCAATTGAAATGATTGTTGGTACCATGATGGTTTTCAAAAGGGTTTTCAAAAGGTTTAAGTTAAGTTAAATATGTATATAGTACAAATAAATAGATACATATTTTTTATTTCAATTTTTTCTGATTGCGAACATTTATTTACGACTACTTTTTCTTCTTTTTAAATAAGAACGTTTTGCCCCAGGAGCGAATTGTAATGGCATAGTGTTTTTGCGAGTTTTTTGTTTTCTTGACTTTTTACCGCCAAATACAGTTGTAGCCAACGATATTGCAATTTCGCCTCCATCTTCTTTATTAAAACTCAATGGCACTACACTCTTCATTTTAACTTGGGTTATATTTTTACCATTTAAGGTTATTACGGCAGTAAGTTCATAAGAGTCTTTGTCTGGTGATGTTGGTGGTGTGGTTTCGCTTGCTTTTTTTATTGCGTCAGGTGATGATGCGAGACTACTTACTTTAATTTTGCGAACACTATTTGCATGAGTAGTAATATCTTCTATTTTTTTGATATATTCTCCATATGTAGTGGAGTTGCCTGCGCCTGCGAATGAACCTAATACAGCATCACTGAAAAACCATCCTTCATTGTTGTCTGCATCATCTAATTGAATATTTTTGGCAATATTTTGTTCATCGACTCCTGTTATTGTGATATCTTTGGCTAGACCAATTGTATATGGTGCTGCTCCTCCTCCTTCAACAACAAACCCTGGAATGTATAAAATTTTATCTGCATCTTTTAATTTAACAATGACAGATTCATCTTTTGCAAATACCTTATCGATATTTGCTGAAAGTGTTGTTAGTTGAATTGGGCTGAATGCTTTAGTATTGCCAGAAATACTATCAATAGGTGTTCCAATTTCATTTGCATTTTTCATTGTACCCATTGCCTTTAATGCTTGTTTTTTAATGTCTTTATCGAATACCATATATATATCGCCTGCTAGTAGTGCCATTATTCTATTTACTTTTATATATTATAAATAAAGAAAATAAAATCACAAGAAATCACAAGAAATCACAAAAAATCACAACAAATATCAATGTTATCCACATCAATACTTACTAACATAGGATCGCGATCAAATTGTGATATCCAAAACCAATATTTATTTTCATTTATGCTAAATCCTATACAAAACTCAATTCCTACATTGTTAAAATAAAACGGCCTACTATATTTTAACGGCATATACGTATCTTTATCCAACATAACCATCATATGGTAATAATTACGCGGTTTCTTTTCTTCGCTAAAATGAACAACTCCGACTAAATGTCCATTATATTCTACTAAAGGTGCTGAACCACGAATTTTATGAAAAAACGGTGCGATTCGTGTGTTAGTGTGGGTAATTACAATTTCCAAATTACGCTCACCATTTTCGTTTTCGACGATTTTTCCAATTTCAAATGGTTGCCAGCGATAAATAAATAATTCTTCTTGTTCTCCATTATCCAATGTTTTGACAATCGGTATCCAATTTTTCTCACAAAATGTATCGGTCGGCGGTTCAATCAAATGCGAATCCTTATAACACCGATTTTCTATATCATATTCACCCACTATCATACGATTACCCGTAGTATGATAATATCCTACTGTCGTAGCAATATATTTCACTTTACCGCCAATCGAATACAATCGTAAATCTTCAATACCTCTTGAATAAAAATCGTGTTTCACTAAATCAATCGTCTCTTCCATAGTATTAAAATCAATTGGAATCAATGGCCATTTTTCGTTCGATGGAACCAATTCAGAACATACATTGGTAGTGCGTATAATATTAAATCCATCATAAAACAAATATCCTCCGTCTAAATAAAACCAATAATTAACATAACGTGTATTCAAAAAATGTTTTCCATTATGATATACATATGAGGCTGATGAAGGATGACGCTGATGAATATGAGGATATTCATATATATAATTCTCTGAACCAATATTAACAAGAGAACGTGTAAAATACTGAGCTGACATATTTGTTAAAATCGTATCATTATGGTCAGCGGAATACCACGTTGGATTCCATTCCGCATTGGATTCTAACCAAGCCCAAAAATTCACTTCCCATATCAATTTTCGCGAATTTTGTATAAACACAGGAAAATGTTCTTTGTATAATCGATCAAAATTCTGTATAGAATCAGCATCGCCAATGAAAAATCCGCCACAAAATCGCCAAAATATAGTCTCAGTTATATGTGCTATAAATACGTTATCAAATTTATCCCAGCATCCAGGTATTACAAAACAACTCGTGTTGAATTCACATTGTGCAATGAGTTTTAAATATTTCAATGTTGATTCTTTTTGAAAAAACACGTGCGAAATATTGAAATCTATCCACGCAAAATGAGTAGATTTCCATGGATTTTTCTCTATAGCATCACACATAAATTCCGTCTTAGAATTGATTACCATTAAATATCGGTCAATGTCTTTTCCTTCATTACGAGCAGACGGTAATGAATATTGGACTTTTCGGCATTCTTTTGCAATCCATAATTCGTCAATTGGTATAACTTTCATTATTTTAACATTGGGGAATTCTGTGGATATTTGTTCGATGGATGAATTCAAGGAAGGACATACATAAACACATATAGGAATACCTATTTTGGCAATTTCGCGAAATCGTTCTACTCGCCATGGCATAGTTTTTTGATTATCATAATCTTCTTCGTATATATTAAAAAAACTGGTTACAAAAGTATTTTTATAACTATCTTGATATGATGATGAGTCTTCAGTCATGATTATATTATTGATTATATTTTATCATAAATACGGTTTAATATCTTTTGATAAAAATTGATTTTGTTTATTATATGGATAATAATAAATAAAATAACATAGCTAATATGAATCCCAATTTAAAAGAAGCCCTTATGCAAAGTAAAACCATGCTTACACAAAATAAACATATACAAAATAAAAATATCCGTATCCTGGTGTTTGATACAGAGACAAGTGGATTACTACCAAAAACAGAACAAAATAAAGTGAATAAATTATCGGATTTTCCGTATATTTTACAATTAAGTTTTATAATATACGACATGAATCAAGGTTGTATTGTGAAAGAATACAACGAATACATTAATGTATCAGAAAAAGTTGTTATATCACAGTTTATTACCGACTTAACTGGAATTACAAAAGAAATGTGTAAAAAAGGTGTAGAAATAACAGACGCATTAGTTGACTTTTATTTGGCATACATGTCAGTGGATTATGTAATAGCTCATAATATCGTATTTGATAGACGAATGATAGAATTAGAATTACAAAGAAACATGATTGAACTTAGTATTCGAATGCCACACGCAGCATTCTTGTTTAATGATACCTACAATTTAATACAAAATATAACACTTCAATGTAGTATGCAAATCGGGAAAAAATTCTGCGATACATATATGCAAGGGAATAACGGTAAAACATGGAAAAAACCGCCAAGGTTGGGTGAATTACATAAACAATTGTTCGGATTTGAACCAAAAAAATTGCACAATTCATTGATAGATAGTAAAGTAGCAATGAAATGTTATTTGAAAATGGTATTTGATAAAACACTTGTATTGGATGATATATTACCAGACGATTTAGTGTAATTTATTTGTATCTATATGCGTGATTTATTATAGATTTTTTTTGGGGTTCGGATTTTCGGGTTTTTTTGTTTTTTCGTTTTTTTGTTTTTCTGTTTTTTCTGGATTTAACTTTTTTATTTTTCTTGATACATTTTACTGTGCCTCCCAAAAAATCTGTACCCGTATCTGTACCCGTATCCAAAAAATCTGTACCCATATATTCTTCATTCGGATCCCAGAAAGAATCGGGTTTGGTATAAGTGTTGTGTACTTTCGTTGTTTGAAATTTTTCTGGATTTCCACCTCTACAAAAAATACAATATATAGTTATAGTATCACGTGGTCCGATTTCTCCTACGCGTATGCTTTTTCTTATAAATAATATGTAGTTTTCTAAAGTATTTGTAGTATCATATTTATTTTCAAGTGGAATAAGAATAGGATCATTATCAAAATTCAACTTATATATGCCATCACTAGTATTAGGGTTAAAACTAATGGTATAATTTATATTTTCTTCTTGTTGCGGGGTTTCAGGGTTTATCGTTCCAATTTCAGCTATTATACTTTTGTATGTTCCTGGAACAGTACATATTTCACCTTCGTTTGCGGCAAATAAAAGTTTAACTTTTGGAGGCAAATTGAATTTTTTATCAGTTTTATCAGAATGACCAAATATAAGATATTTATGTGAATCAGACATATATATATATATATAAAATTATCTATTAACAAATGGAGCGTGGTTAATATATATCTCATCATTCATTATTAGATTTTTCATATCTAAATAACTCGGTATAGGTTGAGTATTTAATTTTGGTATGTCTGTAAAATATTTTTTATGTAAATAAGTATAGATGATGAGAACCAATTTATTTATGTCTTTGAACGGTTACAATAATTCTATTTTTTAGCAAACAAAATAAATATTCGTGCAAAATATGTTTTTATATTTATATATTATAAATGCAATTTTTGCAAAATAACGAATTAGCAAAATTTCAAAGACAAAATTCATCTACTATAACGAATCAAGGTACTGAAGAGACTTGTTACGCACATGCGTGTAGTCGCGTTATTTTGAATTTTATTAGAAGGATAATACCGGATGAATTTTATCCATTAGAAGAAAATGATGGATGTGGAAATATAGAAATTAATACTGGGGATTTAGAAGCAGAAAAATATATTAAAAACGTTTTTGATTTTTCAATGAATTGTAGTGAAAAAAATAAAAAAATATTTTGTTGTTTGCTTATATTTTTACTGTTATAAAAAATTTTTTTGGTTGTAAAGGTGAAAGAATTATTATTGTTTTACGTTGGTTCAGAAAATCATTTGAAAATCCTCTAAAGAAAAATTTTTCAGATTTAGCAAGAAATTTTTTTGATACGTCTACAAACAAGGAATTTTTCAATAATTTTCTGAATTTTAATGACAAAAAATACGAAATTATTGAAAAATTATTAGAAAAATTCAAAACAGAAATGACATTAAAAGAATTAGGTATAAGTGAATATGAAAAAGAATTAGATAATGATGATGATATAGGTTTAATAAAATTTATATTAGACGAACAATTATATATTGTTCTTACCGGCAATGAACATGCTGTAACCGCAATTGGTTATGAAGAAACAAATGAAGATTTTGTTATCATTTTAAAAAATTCATGGGGAAATACAACATATGATAAATTTTTCGGATTGCCGAATAAAGATGGTAAATTAAGAATCAATATAGATGCACTTACCTATAGAAGAAAAATTGACACGTTCTATTTCCTACTTCCTCAAAATACCAATCCTCCTCGTAGTGAAGTTTTAGATGAAAAAGATAAAGAATATAGAACAAAATTTTATGAAGCAAAAGCAAAACTTACTAATTGCGAGACGAATGAAGATTGTAAATTCTTTGGTAAAATTGGAATTTGTAACTTACACGAAAAACGCTGTTATTTTGATAGTAAAGAAGGTGGTAAAAAGAAAAAGACCAAGAAAAGAAAGGAGAGTAAGAACAAACGAAAGGCTAAGAAAAATTCCAAATCGCAAAAAAATTTCAAGAGAAAAAATGTATGAAATTAAACACATAACATTCATAACTACCCGCAATGTGGACATTTTGAATGTGCAAAGGTGTAAGAAAAAATAAGATTTCAAAAGACAATGTTAACAAAGAATTTATGAGTTTGAAGGAGTTTATGCAGTTAAATATCAGTATTTTTATGTTCAACTACCACTGTATTATGGTGTATTAAAATATATTAAAATATACTCAATAATTTCTCTTTGCAATCACCACCGTATTATCGTGTGGATTTCGTTCGTGTGGAATTACATATAGACGAAATGACATATTAGGAAATCGTGCTGTCCATTCTTGTATTTTTTGATTCCATCGTTCCAATGTATAATACATTACATCTTCAATGATAAAAATACCACCCACCTTCAATTTATGATAACTATTTTCAAAAAAATGGACATTGGAATCAAATATATGAAGTCCATCTTCGATAATAATATTAAATCCTTCTTCTAATTCGGTATTTGACCACAATGTTTTTATCGAATTTGCATCATTTTGGTCGCATTGGAATGTTCGAATTCGGTCTTCTTTGAATAAAATACCACTATCAATATCTGCGCCAAAAACAGATGCATTCGGAAAATACTGTCTCCAACCACGTAAAGATGCACCAGGTTTGCCATTTGGACCCATATTTGATGGAAAATTCAGATTATTGGTTCCAAGGCCTAATTCAAAAACACGCAATGGTTCATAACGAACTGGTTTGAATAACTCATGATAAAAACGGGTATAACAATGATTGCTATCATTTATTGGATGACCTTTATCGCTTCCAAAAAAATTCATAATAAAACATAAATCATTGGAGGTTTCCGATACATTTGTAAGTATATCCATGTTCTCGAATTATAATAAAAATACAGATAATGTTTTTATATTATATTTTAGGTAAGGTTTTTTTCATTTGTCTTGTGTGATTTTTGTAGGATATACACTACCTACCAAATAAAATCCATGATATCCGATTGCAGCAAATCCCGCCATCAAAAGTAATTCAAAGAACTTACGCGGGGTATCTTGTCCATTGTATCCATTGTATCCAATATATACCAATAAAGGTGAAATTAAGAACATATGTATATAATTTATCCACGCCCGTTGTGGTTTCACAATCGATTTATAAATATGATATAAGAAAATAATAATACCGAGAACTAATAAAGTTGGATACATGAATTTAGGTAGGGCATCTCGGGTAATTCCAACATAGATAAACAATCCTCCTACTAATATGATATGGAATAATTGAACCAAACTTTCTGTAGACATTTTTGTTATATATTATATTATATATTATATATTATATAAAATGACAAATAAATTTACTTATAAAAATACACAAAGTTATGTTATAGGTGGAAAAAAAACGGTACGCAATGTTACAATTAAAAATGGTAAAGGTTATAAAAAGATTTCAGAATACTTTCGAGGAAGACATCGGAGAACTTCTAAAAAACCACTAAAAACCGAAGAAATTCAACTTATACAATTGGGTAAATTCATACCAGGTTTATTCAAAGATTGTGAAAAATGCAAAAAATGAAATTATGTTTAACCTTAAGAAAAAACAATATAGACATATTTCTATATAATTAAGTAATATGTCTAATTCGGATACACAAATGGACGCAGAAATGGATACAGAAATGCGCGTAATGAAACGAGACGGTACATTGGAAACAGTCGCATTTGATAAAATACTAAATAGAATAAAAACTTTAGGAACAATTGGTTATCTATCCAATGTATCTAAACAAGACACCATAAATGAAGCACAATCTGAATTAAAAATTAATTACACTGCATTAGTAATGAAAGTAATTGATCAATTATATGATAAAATTTCAACAACCAAAATCGACGAATTAAGTGCACAACAGTGTGCATCTATGGCATCGATTCATCCAGATTATAATACATTGGCAGGAAGAATTATAATATCAAACCATCAGAAAAATACCAGCGATTCATTTGTAGTTGTAATGACACAATTATATGATTATATGGATAAACATGGAAAACATTCGCCATTAATAAGCGAAGAATTATTTCAAATTGCGTCTACCCATGGAGAAGAATTAGAAAAAATGTGCAATTATTCCCGCGATTTTTTAATTGATTATTTCGGATTTAAAACATTAGAGCGCGCATATCTAATGAAAATAAATGGAAAATCGGTTGAAAGAATTCAGCATATGATGTTGCGTGTAGCTGTTGGAATTCATGGTGCAAATATGGAAAAAGTACGAGAGACGTATGACTATATGTCTTGTAAATACTTCACTCATGCTACTCCCACACTATTTAATGCAGGAACACCCCATCCACAATTAAGTTCATGTTATTTAATTGCAATGGAGGGCGATAGTGTAGATGGTATTTATAATACATTGAAAGACTGTGCCCTAATTTCAAAATGGGCTGGTGGAATCGGATTACATATCCATAATGTTCGGGCAGCAGGTAGTCATATTCGCGGAACAAATGGCACATCGAATGGTATTGTTCCTATGTTAAAAGTGTTTAATAACACAGCAAAATACATTGATCAATGTGTTCATCCAGAAACCATTATTTATACTACTCAAGGACCAAAGCAAATACAACATTGTATTGTAGGAGAAACTGAAATTTATAATTTGAACGGCGAGGTAGAGACAATAGAAAATGTATTGGAACATTGTTATGAAGGCGAAATATTAGAGATTTGTAGTATGCATTCACTTCATCCTCTATGTATTACACCAGAACATCCAGTATTTGCTTTGTGTGGACAACAAAAGGGATTAAATTATAAAGTTATCAAAAACCGATTAGATAAGAAAATATGTGAAATTGAATGGGTCGATGCAAAGGACTTAACGCAAGACGACATGTTAGTGTATAGAATACCAACGTATCAAAAAGATATTTCTAGCATAACATCAGAGGATTGTTATATGTATGGTATTATATTAGGCGATGGTTCAATGTGTAATAAAACCGATTCAGCAGGATATGTATCTATGCATACTGTTAATAAAAAACATATTGCAGATTTTATGGAAGAATATTTTATGAAAAATTGTGTAGAATTCAAAAAAACCGTAGATAACAATACAACAAGAATTCGTTGGAATAGAAATATTCATCTTCCATTCAGATATAATGATTTCTATGATGAAACAAAAGATAAGCGAGTACAAGCTAGATGGTTAAATTTACCAATCGAAAAATCAAAAAATATTCTGAAAGGTCTTATTGATACAGATGGTTGTATAAGTACTAATAAATCAACTGAAATAGTATTTGATAGTACATCAATCAATCTCATTGAATCAGTGCGATTTTTATGTATGAGAATGGGCGTTTTAACCAGCGGATACATTCGAGATCGTGTAGGCGAATCTCACGAAACCAAACGTGGTATTATTGAAAATAAACGAATTTCTTATTGTTTACGCATTCCAAAAACAAGAGAAATATGCGATTTGTTAAATATCGAATACAATGATAAGAACTTTTTTAAATTTATGCGCTATAACGATTATTTGTTGTCTCGTATACAAGATATTCGCACCGAACAATACAAAGGTGTATTATATGATTTACAAATGAAAGATGAACATAATTATTTACTGCATAATGGATTGGTCCACAATGGTGGTGGTCGTAGAAATGGATCGTTTGCAATTTATTTAGAACCATGGCATGCAGACATTGAAATATTTTTACAAATGAGAAAAAATCACGGCGATGAAGAATTAAAAGCACGCGATCTATTCTACGCTTTATGGATTCCCGATTTATTTATGGAGCGTGTTAAATCCAATGGAAAGTGGACATTAATGTGTCCAGATGAATGTCCTGGATTATCTGACGTATATGGTGAAGAATTCAATGCACTGTATACAAAATATGAAGCCGAAAATCGTGGTCGCATATCAATAAACGCACGTGATTTATGGTTTCAAATTTTGGATGCACAGATGGAGACAGGTACACCATATTTATTGTATAAAGATGTAGTGAATAAAAAATCAAATCAGAAAAACGTTGGCATCATAAAGTCGAGCAATTTATGCACAGAAATTACAGAATACTCTGACGATAAAGAGACTGCCGTTTGTAATTTAGCAAGTATTGCTTTACCAATGTTTGTCGATGCAACTGGTGCAATGGATTATAATAAATTGCACGAAGTAGCAAAGGTTGTTGCAGGAAATTTAAATCGTATTATCGACGTTAATTATTATCCAACGCCAAAAACCCGAGTAAGTAATATGCGACATCGTCCTATAGGTATTGGTGTTCAAGGATTAGCTGATGTGTTTATGTTAATGAATATCCCATTCCACAGTGAAGAAGCTAAAAAAATAAATCGCGATATTTTTGAGACAATTTATCATGCTGCATTGGAACGTTCTTGTGAGTTAGCTATCGAAGAAGGTCCATATGAGACATTTACCGGGTCTCCTGCAAGTCAAGGATTATTACAGTTTGATATGTGGAATGTTGAACCAGGTAATGAAAGATATAATTGGAATGAATTGAAAGAATGTATTAAAATCCACGGTTTACGTAATTCGTTATTATTAGCTCCTATGCCAACCGCATCAACCTCACAGATATTGGGATTTAATGAATGCATTGAACCAATTACAAGTAATATTTATAGTCGTCGCACATTAGCAGGTGAATTTATTTTAACGAACAAATACCTGATGAATGATTTATTGAAATTGGACTTATGGAATGAAAAGATTAAAAACAATATTATTGCAAATAATGGAAGCGTTCAACAAATCGAGGTAATACCACAAGAAATACGAGACAAATACAAGACAATTTGGGAAATTCCAATGCGTCATTTAATTGATATGAGTGCTGATAGAGGTGCTTTTATTTGTCAATCACAATCGTTGAATTTATGGTTAGAAGATCCAAACTACAATACACTTACATCGATGCATTTTTATAGTTGGTCGAAAGGATTAAAGACTGGAATTTATTATTTAAGACGCCGAGCTAGATTTCAAGCACAACAATTTACAATTGAACCTGAAAAAAATAATAACGCCCATAATAACGAACAAGACGAAATCTGCGAAATGTGTTCAGCTTGAAGTAGAAAAATTGATTCAAGGTTTTAATCTATTTTTATATATTAAAATAACAAAATGACTATAGCTGTCAAATCTAACTCCACGAAAGCTGCAAAAAAGGTGGTGCGAATAATTGGCAAAATAAATAAATGTATCAAAAAACTAGATAAAACTGTAAAAAAACTAGATCAGTATAATGAATCTATTGAATCCGATTGTCATGAACCTCCCCAATCGAACCGCCGACAACTCCTCATAACTAACTATACTCGACCAAAACGTACTGTTCTAAAAAAACCGGTTTTATCAGTAGATGCTGATATATTACGTACAATGAACCTAGATGATGGAAAAATAAACTATTGCAATTTGAATGGCAATGAATATAGAAATATTACTTTTATAGAATTGCTCAAGAAATTGTATAATCTAGTTGGCATCGGTATGGTAATTTATAAAACTACACTTAATTTGTCTCGCACAAAAATAGATGAACCTGGATTCATCTATTTTACAGACTTAAAATTATGCATACAAGAAGCTAATAATAACGACATTATTTCCGAAATTATTCATATTGCAAGTATTTCACGATTCACATTGAAAATTAAGATAGTACTTAAAAACAGGAAAGTTATATTATTTCGCATGTGAATCCAATATTTGAAACAAAAAAATAAAACGAATAAAAACAAATAAAAAATATGTATATTTGTAAATACATATTTTTTTATTACACCCCATCTAATTTAATTAAACAAACGTTGTTTGTTGGCGGTAAGTTATGAATTATATGATTATTGTCTTTATTGGATACAATTGTTTCGCGATTTGCATCACGTTTTTTTGCCATGCGATGTTCATATCCAGTTTCGCGTTCTTTTAAAATAGTATCCCATGTATCTAATATCTTTGGAAGAGCGGCTTCAAACCATAAACAATTCCTACGAACCAATACACACGAAAATTCATCTAAATACCAGTATTTTGCAGTATATAAAACCAAATGTTCTCTTACTTCATCTTTCATATTAGAAATCCATAGATCGACAGTTTGCTTGTCAATAGGAACATCCAATGGCATATATTTATAAGTAGGTTTTGAGTTAGGAACATTGCGTTCAATGAAACACAAAATAACGCCTTTCCATTTACGCGACTCTGAATCATAATCTTCATTTTGATCATTATAGAAATCTTCTTCGCTATCATATTCTTTGAAACGTGTCTCAATAAAATCACATTCATTTAAATTGCACGTCTCCATTTGTACTTGCATTTGTATCCAATATTCTTCTTTTGGAATACCAGTAATTTCACGATTCACTATATTTTTTACCTCGATCATTCTACCATACCGATTCGATAATGGGTCGGCATTAATACCATCAGGAGAAGCTCCAATACACGAATATTCTGGATGTTGTATACAACCGAAGTCTTCTACTTTTGTATGATACATGATTTCATATAGTTGAATGGATACTGTTTCGTAGACTGTTCCCCAATGTAATGCACCTCCCGCATGCCAGTTTGTTTTATCGGATTGAAATGGATCAAACGGTTTGCATTTTTCATATATTAAACTATTTCGTTGTGCATCTGAACTAAATATTTTCCAAAGATTGCTTGCAGTCATTAGATTGTGTCGATATTCATACCATTCTATGGTTCGTTGAGGAGGTTGATATGTATTTCTTAATAATTCAATTTGATTGTTTATTTTATCTTGTGATATCGACGGAAATAAAGTAGTTGTTGTACCAAAACTTGATCGATGTGGAATAATATTATCATACATTTCGAAAAATGTATCGATACAAGAAAATACATGTTCGTATATATCTTCATAGTCGTCATCATTACACGTACCACTATCTTTCCACGATTCAAATAATAATTCAGTTATATCATGAACTAAATTTGTATGGAAATCTGGTTTGGAAATTGTTAAAATGTCGTCGCCGAATTTTTCATATAATAGTTCGTGAATTGTTAATTCCAACTCTGTATATTCTTCATCGGATAATTCAAATGGTGCGATGGTGGTTGATGTCTCAGATATAGAATCATCCATTGTATATTCTTCTTCTATATCTATTAAATTTTCAATATTCATAATATAGTTTGTATATTATTAATTATGTTTATTTCTTCATATTTTTTTTATTTATCTTCAATTTTTTACACTTCTTTTGATTCGATCGGATTTATTACACATTTGTGCGTTTTGTGCGTTTTGTGCGTTTTGTTTTTTTTTTGTGCGTGTTGTGCTTTTTGTGCATTTTGCTTGTTTTGTTTTTTTTTGCACATGTTGCGTTTTTTGTGCGTTTTGATTGTTTTGTTTTTAATTTTCGTTTTCCTCCAGTCATTAACATATCTTCATTAGATTCAAGAAGACTATTAATATCATCATTCGTAATTCCAAGATCTCCTCGTTCGGCTATTTTTTCATTAATGTATTGTCTTATACTTTCGTTTATTCTTGCTCTACCTTCTTCGGTATTATAATTAGTATCATTATTAGCATAGTAGTATTGATACCATTCCTCAAACCATGTTTTCAACATGATTTTTTTTTGTCTTCTCTGTTGTTCTTGTATAATTATTTCTGGAAGATCTGGACCAATGTTTGTAAATAAAACTTGACCCATAACTGTTAAAAGTCTCTCTGTGATTCCACCATCACAACTACCCATTTGAGAATCATTATATGCATCTGAATCCTCTGTCATAAGGGTTAATGCCCAATCTGTTTGAAATTGTTCTGGTTGAAATTGCATAAATAAAAAAATAACAATATAATAATAATAATGATTAATGGGGGTACCTCCTCTCCTTCCTAATCTATGAAAGTTTTCATTATAGCGAACTGTTAATGCACTAATAATTCGATCAAGTTGACCTGCTTGATATTGATAATCACTTCTTCCTAAATATGTAGTAAATGAACCTAAAATAAGATCGGTTAAAAAAGCTTGTTGTTGTTCGTTTGGTACAGTATCGTAGTCTGGTATAACTACACCAAGAGGCCTACTATATAATGAATCAGTCATAATATTTAATGCAGCAATTGGGTCTTGCAATTGATCAAACGCCTTATGAATCCCCATACAGCCCGTATAATCAGCATATATGACAAAAAGATGTACAGCCAAATCGTTATAAGTATGATTTGTTCCTAAAACAACTGAGTTTTTATCTGGATAGTTTTGTTGTGGTTGTTGTTGATCGTTTTGTTGTTGTGGTTGTTGTTGATCGTTTTGTTGTTGTGGTTGTTGTTGATCGTTTTGTTGTTGTGGTTGTCGATCTTGTCTGTTTTGTCTTCTTTGTCTTCGTAGATCTCGTATTCTCAACAATTCTTGTTGTTCAACATTATGGAACATTTCTCGTCTTCTTTGTTGTAGTTGTTGAATATTTTGTAATTCGTTAATAATCTGATTCCTAACATTATTATCAGCAATATAGACTATCAGTTGAGCTATATCTCGTGGTGTATAGGCTATCAGTTGAGATAAATGTCGTGGTGTGAAATAACTCATGTAACCCATTCTTCTTTGCCTGTCTAGTAATAATAGTCTATTGGCTGCTTCAATCTCATCCACATATGAACTTTCACCAATACGCATGAAATTGAAATAATCTATAGTATTTAATATAGTATTTCCACCTGCTATACTATTTAATAAATCTGTTAAAAAATCAAGATCATTACCATACTGATCACGATCCTCCAAAAACGCTCGTTCTTCTTCCGAGAGTGGTTGGTTCGAGAGTTGTCCGTGTACTTCGTGTATTCTTTCTCTTGGTCTTGCTTCAAAACGTTCATCATCATCATCATCATTTCTTGCAAGAATTTGTCGTCGTTGTTCTCGTTCTTCTACTTGTTGTCTTTGTCGTTGTTCTTCTACTTGTTGTCTTTGTCGTTGTTCTTCTTCTACTTGTCGTCGTCGTTCTTCGTAATCTCGTCTTCTTTGTTGTTCTCCTTCTTCTACTTCTCGTCGTATTTCTGCCATTCGTTCTTCTACTTGTCGTTCTCGTTCTCGTTCTCGTTCTTCTACTTGTCGTCGTCGTTCTTCGTATTCTCGTCTTCTTTGTTGTTCTCCTTCTTCTACTTGTTGTCTTTGTCGTTGTTCTTCTACTTGTTGTCGTTCTCGTTCTCGTTCTTCTACTTGTTGTCTTTGTCGTTGTTCTTCTACTTGTTGTCTTTGTCGTTGTTCTTCTACTTGTTGTCGTTGTTCTATTTGTTCGTCTTCATCTGCTATTACCATTGGCACTCCATAGTCTTCTTGTCTTTCATCATTTATCATTTGTCTAAAGAGACGTGCTGGATTTTGTGGTGGTTGTCCAAAAAATGGATTTTGTGGTGGTTGTCCAAAAAATGGATTTTGTGGTGGTTGTCCAAAAAATGGATTTTGTGGTGGTTGTCCAAAAAATGGATTTTGTGGTGGTTGTCCAAA